TCATTATAAGCAGCAGACATAAACTCTGCTTGAGTACAAGTAAATTCTTGTCTTCTTGTAAACATTATTATAACCTCCTTAAATAAGTGCCAATGTAGGTTGTTGTAACACTAATGCACTGTTCATAGTTTCTAATGTTGGGGCTTTTTGTAACACCGTCACGTCATTACTATAATCTATAGTTATAGCAGTGATTTGTAGCTGCAAATCTTCTAACATTCGTAATATTTTTTTATCCGTTTCTGTTTCTTGGTCTGGCATATCATACTCTCTTACAGGTGCTATCTTTGGAGCTGTTGAATTAGGAATTTTATTTTCTAAAAATCTCATATCTACCTCCTTAAAATAAAAACTGGGTACTCCCCCGTTTAGAATAATTTTATTTCACCCGCTGATGTTTCATAATTTTCATGAACATTAGACATCTTGTGTTGACGATTTAATTTATTATCCACACACAGTCTACGTCTTGTTATCTCATCAGCAAAAGTTTTGGGGACGTATTGAGTTGAACCGTCTACTTTGAAAAATATTGCTATGCCGTTTATTGTTACGGGCATTACATTGCCGAATTCGTTACGATACTGAGGTGATAAATATACTGGCACCTTTTCCTCATTCATATAAACTGCATGTAGTTCTTTCTTGCGTTTTTGTGCATTAATTAAATCTTGTGATGCTTTTTGAAATATGTTTTTGTCAACAGGAGCCTGCCTGTCCACAGGCTCCGTTTTATTTATTTTTGTAGCCATCTAATCTCCTCCAAGTTATACTAAATTAACTTGAGATGGTATACAGATGTAGTCAGTAACAGCTTCAGGTCTTACACAGCCGAAACCAACTGAGTTGATTTTAAATCCGATTGATTGCCTTTGGTCAATAGGGTCAAGTACTCCAGCAGAGCCTTTCTGCTTAACGTACATTTTAGCTTGTCCTTCACCAGATAAACCTGTTCTTAATAGAGCATCTTTACCTACGATTAAAATGTGTTGTGCTTTAAGTTCCATCCATGGATTGGCTTCTGCATTTTTGGCAGTATTGAAACCCTCTAAGTCCCAAACTTGCTGCCCAGGAACATAGGAAGCATCTTGTCCAGTTCTTGAATCTTTTACATAACCATCTACTTCAGTAACTTTTATTGTGTTAGTAGTTCCGTTGTTAGCGTCACCCTTAGTTACAGTTAAATACTCATAAGCATCATCTACAATTCTATAAAGTCTCATACACTCTGTATTATCTTTGATGAACTTAGAGTCTGTAGGAACTAATAATGTTTCGTAAAATTCCATGTCGAACATAGGAACTAACTTAGAGTTATCATACATTGTCTTAGTAGTGTTATTGATAGTCATGTATTTTTCAACAACAGGGTCTGAAATCATATCGAAATAGAATTCAGGAGATGCTATAACATGGTACTTACCGTTTGTACGAGGCTTAACCAAAGCTTTCTTCATTGCAAGAGTTATAAGTCTAAGGTCAGTCATAGAAGGTACTGCACCGTCAACTGTCAAACCTTCAAAATTAGCAGCTCCACCAGCGTAAAATGGTTGTGCTACTGAAAGTAAAGTTTCTTTCGCTAACAAGTCTAAAGTCTCCATTACTACTAAAGAGTATTCTTTAGTGTAGTGAGCAATAACAGGGTCAACAACTGCAAAGTCAACTTTGTCAGTGAATTCCATATATCTACCATACTGATAAGCTCCAACTTTATACTTTTCTACGGAGCCTTTATCAGATTTCGGAGGAATACCTTCCTCTAATGGAATGGTATGAGCCTGTAAAGGTGCCCATCTTCTAACCATTAGCTCATCTGCTTTTTCCTGAATCGGAGATTCATCAGCCATTCTGTAATACACATACTCTTCTGCGTCATATCTGATTGTGTCTAATAATTGTTTTGAATAAAATACTTCTGGGTTAACTACTCCTTCACCTGCTTTTTGGGCAAGTTCTATATGAGAGTTAATATCTGCTCTTGCGTTTAATGGCATAAGTTTCCACACTCCTTATCATTAATTTTATTTTATATTTTCTTTAAACCAATTCTCAAGTTCTGCGGCTGTTTTTATCTGTGAAGGAGTTGCTTCTCCCGTTACACCAGTTGCCGAACCTGGAGTGGTTGATTCTGTAGCTGCTTTTAAAGCCCTTTGTCTTTCGGCTTCAACAGCTTTTTGCACTTCCTTAGCAATAATATCTTCGAAGTGGAAGTCCCTATAAACTTTTACCAAATCAATTTGCTGGGCAAAAGGATTAATTCCTTTCTGTGCCAGTTCCTCAGCAAAGGCATCTAGACCTTTATCGTCTAAACCAAACTGATTTTTAACATTCTGAAAACCAATTAATGCTTGTTGCATCAAAGCGTCTTTTTGTCTTGCTTGGGATTCTGCTTCTAAGAGGTCCAATTTCTGTAATAGCTCAACTGGGATGTTTTGCTGTTTAGCTTGAGCTTGTAGTACTTTTTCTTG